GGACCAGGTCTAGGGTCTATTGTCGAACCTTTAGAAACTAACGAAGGATCATCAAGTAATAGTGTTAACGAATTAAATGAGTCAGAAATGGGAAAATTGCAGGCTATGGAGAATGAATACCAGAGTTTAGTTGGACAACTGCTTGCCTTAAATTCCACATCATCAAATCCTAATACATATAATCCCGTTATGGAAAAACAAATGGTGTACGGTTTTATCCCGGTCAATGTGGACGAAGGTGAGTCACCAACAGCTGCTGATATTCGGAATAGATTAATGCAATTAAATGTTAAAATTAATGCATCTATTAATAAGCTAATTAAACAAACTGAAAAAACTCACGGTGTTAATAATGTAGCAAAGAACGATTCACGCACACACGCGCAGAATTTGCGGAGTCAATTGAATACTCTTATGGAAAAGAAGAGTCGCATGGATTCACTCCTAGCAAAAAGACAAACGCTTAATGGTCAGTTACAAGACAGAAGACTCGAAGCTGATTCCACCTACTTACACTACATTGCGTGGTTTATATCCGCAGTTACTTTAGGTGCAATCGCCCTTAAGGAGATATCAAAAAATTAAATTACTTTTTTATCTATATAATATAGATAAAATGGCCAACTATACCACTGTACAGGATGACAGATCGCATTTAGATAGGGAGCATGACAAAAGATCTTTAAACTATAATGCGCCTTTATCTCAAGGTAAAACATACTTACAGGATCGCAGTAAGATGTGTAAAGGGTTAGCAAAAAATTTGAAACTTATTGAAGGGTTTCAAGATCAGCAAGGAACGAATAAAAATGTCGTTGCTGGTTTAACACATGCTACTGATAAAGATAATATCAAATTCCGAAAGCCTGTTTTAGACGAAAATACGAAGGAATTCAGCGAACTAATGGCAATGCAAAATAGTCTTAATGATGTCAAAACACAGTTTAACTCTAGAGTACAAGATTTTATTGTACAAGCGAAGGGGCAAAACGCCGTGCATCAAGCTTGTCTAAAAAAATGTAATGATCAAACCAACATGGACTCCAAGTCAGCATGTCAATATGGTTGCAATGTCGGTTATTTCGCCAATCAAGGACCAAATGTAAGAAGAGTGGGTACCACAGAAGGGGGAGCATTAGAGCCGCCTGCTGGAGCTGTTTTAGCAGAGGTATTCTCGGGCGCGGCGGCAGGTGCCTTAATAGGTCTATCAGGGGGCTCAGCGTTAGCTGGGGCCCTCGGAGGAGGAGCCGCCGTCGGAGGAGGGATTGCTCTTGAGGGTTTTCAAGGACGCGAAGGTTTTACACCTGGAGCCCCTTCAACTACAGGAGGCGGTAATCCAAATGTTGGAAATAATAATAATGATGTAATGGGATCCTATGGAACGACAGGATACGGAAAGCAATTAGTTGCCCCTGATTCAAATGCGCAGCGCGCAATCGGAGGTACACAAATTAATACCCTATTAGGTAATGTACCGGTCCACGATGATGGTACAGCGGTACCAGGACAACCCGGTAGCGGTGATCGCTTTGGCAAGGTAGATGGATACAAGTTATTTAGCGGTTATGATTATCACAATATGTCTCCGGAACAAAGTTTACAGCAATATCCCAATTCAGAGGCAGGACTCCGAGCGCGCGCCATTAACACCGCAACATTAAAATTATCTAACCAGTTGGAATCGGGACCCCTCGTTGATAGAATGGCTGCTGCAAATCTAAGTGCGACTAATCTTGGCAATTATATGACACAATTAAGAAGTCAATGGAAAGCTGTTTTTCAAAAAGCATGTGCGTATGGAATCGGGGGTGTTAAAGGATCCAATGGCGCCAAATTTGCTGGTCATACGCAGCATTGTAAATCCTGGACGAATACTGCAGAGGGTCGTTCTGGTTATTATTCGCAAACAAATCCAAATAATCCTAGTTATTCAAACCCTGGTCCCAAAGGTACGCCATATACTGTAAATAAGGAGGGTCAAATGCAAGAATTCCTCGGCGTGCAAACTAATTTAGCTAATCAACCGCCTCTCGGATGTGATACCGTTATTCCTGGAACGCGTAAGAATGAAAGCTCTGTTGGGGGTGCCGGATTCTGCGAATGTGCCGACGGTACATATAGATATGCTGACACGGGTCATCCATCATTTACTTGCAATCAAGCATGTGCACCGGAGAATTCCAGTATTACCAAAAATACCCCATTGTATCATAACTCAAATAACTGGAAACCGGGACTACCCTATATAGGAAACCAAGAAGGATTTCAAAGTAGACGCGAGGGGATGACTTCGAATAATTATCTTGGTAAAGGATACTGTAATGATGGACGCGACAAAATTCAACATCCAGGGGTAACTCTTGAAAGTTGTGCAGAGTATTGTAGCGAAGATCCATCATGCAAGGGTTATGCATTCTCCACGGCAAACAATGTCAAGGGGACAAACAACAACCCAGCTTGTTTGCGTTCATCTAGCGGTTGTACAACTCGCACTGTCAATCAATTTCCTTGGGAAAGCTATTCAATGGCGCCACCCACGGATAATTTGCTTGGTAAAGGATACTGTAATGATGGACGCGACAAAATTCAACATCCAGGGGTAACTCTTGAAAGTTGCGAGGCGTATTGTAGCGAAGATCCAACATGCACGGGTTATGCATTCTCCACAGCAAACAATGTCAAGGGTGCAAACCATAACCCAGCTTGTTTGCGCTCATCGACCGGTTGTAAGACACGTACCGTCAATCAATTTGATTGGAAAGGCTATTCAATGGCGACACCAAAACCTGCTGCCGCCCCTGCTGCTGCCCCTACTGCTGCCCCTACAGATGGACATTGCGTTGAATGCAGTCCTAGCGCAGTGAAGATGAATTTGGGTATGCAATATAGTAAGCCTCCTCTTTTCAAAACAATATGTCCTTCGCGAAAGAATCAAAGTCAATGTCATGCAGCTGGTGGTACATGGCAAACAAGTTCACAAGTAAAACCAGACGCAGGTTGTCCACCCAGTATGCCTTACATGCGTGAATACGGCAACTCGGGTCAATATTATTGTTATGAGAATCCTGATGGAAATAAAACAGGACAGGGTAACGTATGCTCATGCAAATGTACTTATCTGGGTCCTGATGGCAAAGGTGTTTGTAATCAAAATCAGAAACCTTGTCCCGCGCATCCCATAGCATGTCCAACACCTCCTGTGCCACCCCCGGTTGTTCACAAAACAAAATTACCTGGAGGGGCGGCTGCTTTAGCAGCAAAGGGTGCTCCCTTTCTTCAATGTGGTACCTTATCTAAAGAAAGTAACGGCACGTATGTTCAAGGTAAAGCGGCTCCTCCGTGTCCCAATGGTATGATATCCTACCCACAGCAGCCTGGGGCACAGAGCATGACGCAATGTGGATCTAAAACTTGGGGATCCGAAAAGCGCCATTGTGATGCTTTCCTTGGTGATTGGTGGTGTGATCTTTTCAATACATGGAAAGGGGTAAACAGATCCGCGGGCGATATCATCAACCAGGGACGTCTCTGTATTTATCCTGAACCAAAGGGATATAATAAAGGTGAAATTAATGTTATAGGAAAGCTTAAAAAACTGCCTACTGCACAACAATTAGTGGATACATGCTCAGGCGGAAGTAGCACCGATGCACCTTATGTTAATATGAAACTGGCTCAGCTTGAAATAAAGGTGTTAGGTCTTGTCCTGCTTAAAAAGGCTGCAATCTTATACGAGGCTGTACAGCAAGCTTATAGCGGTAGCAATGCGGCAGCCCTTAAGCGAAGTGTAGAAGGAAGGCAGCTTCTTAAAAATCTTTCAAAATATAAACAAGCTTATAAAGCCGTAAGAATACAAAAGAACCAAAATCTATTACTTCAAGGCATGCTAGAGGATTCAAGTCTCAAAAGAGGTGCCACAAATATCAGTTATTATTTGTGGTTTGCTTTAGCAATTGCTGGAGCAGGGCTGGTTGTAAAGAAAATTAATAATTAAGCAGAATTCGAAGCCTAATAATAATAATTTTTTATGATGCCATATTATATATAATGGCATCAGAACGATCAGCAAATTGTCCAGGAGATAATAAACCACATCATCGCCACAAGAAACACAAAGTTGGTGATTGTCCTCCTGTCGGTGGTCACCAGTACACTAAAGAATGGGAAGATTACTGGCAGCGTGGACACGGGAGCTCTAGAGATATTTGTGTTCATACCCAAGGACCCGACGCCTCGCAAGGTGTAGGATGGCAGGATACATATCGTTGTTATTTAGGCTCAAAACCTTCAAAAGAACTTGTTAAAAAATATGGCGCTATGCCGCCATGCTATAAAAACGGACAACCGACGCATATCCCTAAACCGGCACCATCAGTGATACCAACTCCGGGAGGAGGCGGTAAGAAACCATCGGGTGCGAACCAGTGTGCCGCATTATTGCCGTTTGGAGATGCCAGTACGGATGGGACGCCTGCCATTTTGGCGGATATTAAGTATTTCCAGGACCAGGAAATGAATCTTTTAAATCAAATCCAAACGGAAGCAGTAAATCTGAATCCCGATGAGAATAAAATTAGCACCTGGACCAATGAGCTGAAGGTTTTTCAAGATGCGCGTATTCGCCTATTAAATCAACTTCGTAATGTATCCACGCAAACGCAGTGCTCGCTGGCGTCGGATAGAATAGCTTTACAGGACCAGTTGGCAATGACTATGTTAGCCGAAGACCAGCTTAAGACTATTGAGAAGGAAACGCAAGAACTTATTAATGAGCGTAATAATAAACATCGGATGATTGAAATCACGAATTATGAATATGACAGATTCTCTTCGCATAAAGATATTTTTAGGACTATCGCGTTTTGCAGTCTGTTTGTTTTAGCAGGAATCTATATTGGCGCTTCAGGGAATGACACCTTTAGTTGGTTGGGATATCCCATTGTTGTCTTGGCAATTGCAGTTGCAATCTTCCTAACAATAAAACGCATATGGTGGAATTATTACAGAAATGAGCGGAATTGGAAACAGTTTGATTTCGATATGCCAGGTATGCACCGAAAGGGCTATGAAACGGTATGGCAGCACGATAAAAAGGCATTTGAAAAGCTTTGGGATGATACCAAATACGAAGCAGATCGTGCAGAAGACTGGGCGGACAAAGAATATCAAAGGGGTAAATCTGATTTACAAAAAACCTATAAAGATGTTAAGAAGGATATAAGCAGCGCTGGTAGATCTCTTAGAGGAGATTTAGATCCTTCAAGCAAAAAGGGACAAAACCAGTTGACAAATAAGTCATCGCGCGAAAATTTCGCACCATTCAATTAAAATAAATTATCCAATCAGTAATTTATTTCTAACTATTATACAACTAAAATGGCACCTAAAATAACACAAGCACAGATAAATCAAATGTTGAATTGTCAGGATATGTTGAAAGCAAGTTTACAAGGTCTTGCTAAAGCAACTAAAGATCTAAATCAGGCAACCATTAAAGTTGAAAAGGAAAATGCCGGATTAGTACCAACATCACGCGGATCTGCTTATTACAATAAAATTCATAATTCACAAGCAGCGAAGGATGCCTCAACTACAATTGATAACATTGTTCAAAAATATAAAACTGATATCGAGAGAATTGAAAATAATATCAAAATATTTGAATCACAAATTGCGTATCAAAAAAGAATGCAGGATTTAATCAATTATTATAAAAATAACATTAAGACAGATAAGAAAAAAATACAAGATTTGAGATCAAATAAAGCGATAGCTAATCGGATGGCAACGTTTTATCAAGAGAAAGACAATACAGCGCTATGGTACAGAAAATATTTAAGAGGTGGATATTGGACCGTTATAATAATATTATGTATAGTCATCCTTTACGACCTTATAGCAGGTGGTTATGTAACTGCTGGATATCATCGTGGCGTTGGTGCCTTCCATAGAGCACGGGCGTGGGTCGGAAAAGGTAAACCTGCTACTAGTGTTCAAGTTGGAGGTAATAGCCCCGCACTATCATCTGATAAAGGGGAAAGTCTAATCAAATCATCTTATATACTCGCTCTTCTTCTGATTATTCCCTATTTAGTAAGACCAGTAATAAATGCTTTAAAATCAGTACTCTTTCCTTACGCATAAAAGATTGTTATTCAAAATAATAATCTTTTATTTTCTCTCCACCAAACGATAAATTATGTAAATAAGAACGCCGCCGACCAGCGCCGTATATAAATTTGCCAAGGGTTTATTGTGTAAAGAGATCTTTTTATGTTTGCGGCTCTTCTTTTTCTTGTTGCGTAATTTTTTATTAGCATTAATAAAGGATTCAATGCATACCCCACCAGTTAATGGATTCCTACCGTTAACAAAAGCGCAAGGCGCGATTTGCTTTACTTCGCTGTCAAGGACAAATCCCGATCCTTCGCTTGCGACATTATTAGCACCAATAACGCTTGCGTGAATGTTTGTGCACGGCGGAGTGGTAGATTGTGTAAATGCGCTAAATAAATGAACTGGATTCATTGTATTAAGATCGCCTAGAACACCAGGAACGAGACCTTTAAATGAACTTAATTTGATGTTCATATCGGATAAAAATGGAATAGATCCATCAGGGACATTATTTACGTATAATGATCGTTGTACGACATCCCCAGAAGCGGTTTTACATTTTCCCCCGGTAGACAAAAAATATCTATCACCTAAAGGTAGTCCGTCATTTTTCGAGGCGGGACCGCCGCCCTCTGTTAGCATAGTCACATAATCCATTATACCAGCAACATTATCAGCGATGGCACTCGCCTTACTACTCATGCCAAGCTGCATGGGGGTTTTGATATATTTTGCATAATTATAATCTGGACCTGTATATTCTTTTCCTAAGGATTCGGGTTTTGAAGCAACTGTGTTCCAAAATCCTCCCCCTGATGTATTAGTCGAACCTCCAAGCATATCCATGAATACTATATAATAATATATTATATATTATTTATATATTCAATAATGGAATGTAGAATTTGTCTAGATGATAGTAATCCTGAAGACCTAATATCGCCTTGTAGGTGTAATGCAGTGGTTCATGAAGCTTGTCTACAAAGATGGCGCGCAGAATGTATAGATAATCCCGATAAATACGAAAGGTGTGAAATATGTACAGCAGACTACGTGATCATTGCCGAAAACGGAACAAAGGAAACTTTTTTCATTTTTCAGGATACACCGCCGAAAGCATTATCATTTGCATTTTTACTTTTTATATGGGTCGTTGCAATTTTCGCTGGGACAATTGATACCGTTTACAATTATAACAGTATTAAACTTTTAGGTTTTAAACAAAGAGGATTAATTCGTTATCATCTTCGGAAAGACGCATGGGCAAATATTTCTTATTATCAATCCATGGCTGTTTTTTTCTTTACTATTTTTACTCAATTATTGATGAAATCATTATCAATATGTTTTGTCAATCAAAAATGCAAATATCATAAATTAATGTGCATTTCCGATTTTAATTATTTTTTGAGTTTACTACCTTATCCGTTTTTATTAGTTACTACATATGATTTAGGTACAAGCGGGTTATTTTTTACTATGGGGGCAGCTACCATATTAATAACACTTCCAATGACTGTAGATTATATCAAAAGACACAATAAAGCCTTAACTGATATAAATAGAAAATATAATCCAGAAAAGATAATGAATGTTACTTATAATCCTGTTCCTAACAATATTTTTGAAGTTGCAGCTGTTGGATCTGAGGAGAATATAGAGAGAGTATAGGTTAACCTAAATTACTAGCAGTATTGAATAAGGCTTTAGTTTTAGCCTTTTTATTTGCCCCTTGTGCATTCCTTCCAGCTCTATTGCGAGCAATTTCAACGTTCATTAAATCTTTTCTATACTGTAGGCATGCTAGGATCTGTTGATATTGTTTGTTATTGGCGTCTAAAGTTTTTATAGTTTCCTGCTGCTTTTTGGCATTATTTAATAAAGATTGTGCTTGATTCTTCCACCAAGTTGTCATGGCGTCATCTTCCTTCTTTTGTTCAGCCGCCGCCGCTGCCGCTTTTTCAGCCGCTTGTTCTGCAGCCTCTTTAGATGTCAGTCCTTCTTTGTACGATGCAATAAAACCATAATGAACTAATATACCAAATACAACAATAGATATGGCTAATATATAACTATTCATTTCGCTTACTTTATAATTAGAATTTTTTATTTTGTAAGGCTTCCTGTATTTCATTTCCTATTGTTTCAATGATCACAATAATATCAACACTTCCAACAATGTCTTTTTCTACAGCGTTCTGTCCTGAACGGATTTTTGAAAAATCAGGTTTCCATACAGTATTTATTTCAGAATTAAGTTGATTTGATATCATCCCTTCTTTCCCAACTGCTGGCCAGGATATTGGTAATCGTTTACTGGGACATTGTCCTTTTGGGGGAGTAGGTGTATTAACTTGTGTTCCAGACGGAAGTGGTGGTACACTAGTATGACCCCCATGATTGATCATTTTATTAGTAGCAGTATTTTTACTAGCTGTCTTCAGTGATTTCTGTAATCCTTCAAATTTTTTAGATGTTGTCATTAAAGCATCATTCACCGTCTTAATTTGATTTTGATTTTGCAATGTCAAAGTATTTGCTTCCTTTAACAAACTTGTTACTGTTGTCTCATTATTTTCTAAACCTTCCACATAATTAATAGAATGGTTTAAAATCAAGAATCCTATGAATATTAATACAAGTATTTCAAGAGTATTCATTATATATCATTCCTATTTTTTCTTTTCATATTATAAATGAGATCATTCAATATGAGAACGAAAAGAACCCGTATGCATAATCCCGACGGAACTATTATTTATAATACTTTTAATAGCACGGGGCTGACACCGCAATATGAAAGCACTAATCCAAGATTCAATACTAAATTTGGGAAACAAGTAAATGAAAATGTTCCTGCCCGCGACTCTTGTACTATTGCGGGATGTGGACCCCAGTGTTGTACCTCTACGGTATTATTAAGCGATATAAATCAAACTCAGTGGATGGCGAATTTTGATTATGGGCGTCAGTTGAAGCCTGGCGGAAGAGTAACAGTGAGAAATCCACTTGGCGGACCATCGATAGCACTCGGAAAGATTGATGATATTGTTATTTCTAATACAAACGACTGTATCGCAATTCCGCGGGAAGGCGAGTCCCCAATGGATTGCAGTGGAGCCTTTCCCATTAATGTTGAAATTATGATAGATTCGGGACCTAGAGGATGTCCAACAGTAAATACCCATATTTATAGTGAATTATATATTCAACAACCGCAGGATAGCGCACGATATACCCACACCATCGATGATATAATTGTTGTTCGAGTTCCTGGAACAGGACGTGTGGGCGCCCCGTATAGAGCGCCTATTGCAGGTTGGCGAAAGTCTTTAAAATGTTGCAGTGCGAATAAAAATTGCGTAGGAAATTGTTATCTCAAATTTGGGTTAACAAAGTTTCTACCACCGGGTACCCCTCGCGTTGGCGATCATGTATACTACAAAACTCAGTATATAGGAGAAGTGGCTTCGGTAGATTTATTTGCGCCGCAGCCACCCGGTAGATGCTGTAGCACTTCCGCTGTTTCAGATCCTTGTGGTTTTTTCGCCTCCACGGCACCGCGGCGTAATGCCCGAAATGCTACCGATTGTGCGGCCGCGGGTGGGGGTACGTGGGATCCCGAGCGCGCCCCCTTTCCCTCCACAAATTACACCGCATATATTTACATCTCTCCAATCTTTGATCCAAAGAATAATCTGGATTGTCATTCAGAAAACTCCCCGTTTTCTACGAATGCCGAAGCCACTTTAACAGACGTGGTACACCAAGTATACCAAAAGGCAACATTTTTAGGATATGATACAACTCTGTGCGTAAATAAGTCCACTCCTCTTAATGATGTATATAAGGATCCGTCGGTGAAATCTTGTGGTAAAGACAATCGCGTTTGCTATGATAAACGCATTCGGTCAGGTATGCAACCGAAACAGCAGTTCTGCGTTGAATATACCAAGGATGCGGATGGATCTTATACAAAACATAAAAAACTCTTATGTCCGCCGGGAAATAATAATGATTGTAATGGAAATCAAAAATGCACAGGATGGCAAAAACCGTACGCCTTTAGCTATTATCAATAT